CCTTGTGCCGTGTAAAACCCTTTATTATTTAATTTGCCTGCCAAATTGCTATTTAACTGACTTAACTGGTTCGCAAAAACTGTATTTTGCGAACTAATCAAATATGCCAATGTCCCCTCTATCGACGCATTTTTCTCAATAGCATCTAAAGCATAATTTCCTTGTACTGTAATAGCTGCTGATCTTGATACTTCGCCTATTGTAATTGTTTTTTTATTATTGCTATAAATACATCCATCCGTTCCTACATATGCAGTATCTTGACTGTAGGTCTGTGGAGCATCCGCTTGCGACGTCGCACCGATTAGATATAGCTTCTGCGTGCTGTCTTTTGCTCCTGCGGTGTTTTTGGTATCGGTATTTGTTGGTGCATATAAGTCATAATCTTCTCCATTTATATGTATTGTTCCTACCTTGGTACCATTTGTTAAAGATGCGCTATATGATACACTGTCTGCGCTTTCAGTAATATCATCCAATTTTTTCTTATCTTTTTCACTCATAAGCCCAGCAACAGATATTGTTGCATTTTGGGGTGTATCAACTAAATCTTTATATTTTCCTGAAAACGCAACAGGTTTCAAGTCGTCAAACCATCTTTTTATTTTGCCAAGAATCAAAGATAGTGAATCGCTGCTTGAAATGTTTTCACGTTTTGAAACTTCCTCAAAAAATATATCCATATCACCGACTGCATCAACGACTTTGTACCATTTTTCAATGTTCGTTGGTTCAATTCCTATTGTGTTATCTTTCTTGCATAGATAAGATGTTCCGTTATATTTAACTAAATCCAACCTTCTATATAATACCGCGGCATCATAATCACCTTTCGGAATAATCAGTATTTTTCCTAGCTTTTTCTTTGCCATCTTATATCACTCCCATTCTAATTCACCCGTTTCTTCGTTGATCTCAAATTCATATACAGCAGATTCGCATTCCAAATCACCCGTTTCATAATTTATTCCAAAAGAAACATCTGCGACTTTTTCATTTGCTTCGTTTAAAATTTGTGTTGCTTCATCTAATAGGTTTTCTGATAATTCTTTATAATTTTTTGCTTGTTCGCTCCAATATTTAGAATTATCTGTGTCCTCCCCCTCTCTTACCCCTCTGCCGCCATGTGCCCAACTTTCTGCTTCAGCGGCACTATTAAACGCATTCTTTTCACTTCTTGCAGTATTTATTTCACTAGACTTAGCATCATATGCACATACTGAAGCCGTGGAGGCACTTTCTCCCGCTTGTCTTGCACTATTTTGGGCATTGGCTTCACTCCTAGCAGTATTTATTTCACTTAGTTTTGTTTGATATGCACATATCGATGCGCTTGATGCACTCGCTTCTGCTGCATCTGCCCTATCACCTGCCAATGCTGCGGAAGCGGCTGCGTTGGCAGCATTTGTTTTTGCGTTTGCCTCATATCTCTTGGTATTCTGTTCTGATAGTTCCGCATTACCAGCAGCATTCTCTGCTTTGGACGCCTCAATTTTAATCAATGCGAGATATTTACTTTCAAGCATATCCTCTGTTATAGAATTTTTGGCTATATCTGCTTTTACTTTACCATTCTCAACATTAAATAGAACTGTATTCCCTGATTCAAATTCGTACTCTGTTATAAAGGATGATAAATCCGCATATTTTTCTGTGCCATCATCTAATGTCAATACAAGCTTTTGGCTGGTACTATCAAAATCTACATTAACAATGATTTTTTCAAGCAACGTATCCCACTTTTCAATTGCTCCACTGTATTTTGTTATTGTTATTATGCCGGTTGACCTGTCTATATCTATTCCGCTAATTAGGTTTGCAGCTTCGGACTTGTCCATTTTTTCAAGATTAAGCGACAATATTCTGTTATCTGCTATATCATTGAATAAATCCATTTTATTTAGGTTGTGTTCGTTTACAGGACTGTCAATGCTTGGGTAATTCCTCCAATGTATTCTTTGATACGCTTTCTGCATTATTATCCTTCTCCTCCTCTGTTATAGTATCTTGTTTTTCTGCGCTGCTACGTTCTAAGACTAATTGTTTTACTTCCTTATCAGATGCATCTTTAATTTCTTGATAAATCTCTTTGACAACAAGACGTTTCACTTCTATTGATAATTCTGTAGCATTTATAAAACGTACTATACTTTCTCTAAATTCTCTTATTGCTAAATCCACAAAAAACATCCTTTCTTTTAATAACCAACTATATTTTTATCTACAAATGTAACCGCATTTGTAAAAATATGCCCACTATTTTGTGTAACACTGACAAGTGTCGGAAGCGTTGTTAATATATATCCTTTGACAGTATCGTTATATGTAAATACAACATTAGAACTAAACATATATCCTGCAGGTATCGAAATAGATTTTGTTGATAATCCTAAAGCGCTGCTTAAAGATTTCATACTATCCTTCTTTAATGTATATTGTGTGCTTCCCACAGGCTTAATTGTTACAGCCCCCGCCGATAATCCCAGTGCAACATTCAAGCTGCTGTCTACGGTAATGCTGCCTGTAATTTTGGTGCTTCCATTGATTGTGATATTTTCACCTGCTTCTGCGGGATAAAGGTCGTTAAACATCCCAATATCCAACTTACAGGTGGTATCCTTACTTTCAGAGTAAATTCCCGATCCAGAATAACTAACTGTACGGGCACCACTTATATCCTTACATTCAAGCCCAAACGGATTTAATGTTGTTTCCCTAACAGCTGTCCAATTGCCAGAAGATGCCATTAACCGAAGTGTAATAAAATCATATGTATCATATGCTGTTTCAATTTGAATGGAACCGCCTGTAATTTTTATATTCTTGCATTCGATTACTCCGTCTTCGGATATTTTAGTATTATCCGATTCCAGCGAAAATCGATTTGCTTTTATGCTCACCTTCCCAGCCTCTTGACTGATTTCTGACGATATATCCCCTTTAGAAACTTTACTTTTTATCCCCTCTGCATTAATAGATATTGCTGCTGCAAGTTCTACCTCCTGATCTTGTGCTCTTTTGACTTCGGCTGTTATGGCATCAGCAGTCTGTCTAATCTCACTTGTAAGCCCCTGCTCTAAATCTTCTATTGTAAGTTTCGTTTCTTCCACAGTACGCTTTAATGTATTGATTTTTCCCTTTAGCTGTATTAAAGATGTATTAACATCATTTACTTCTTCTGCATAATACTGCTTTCCTTTTGCTTCAAAGGTATCCCGCAGTGCCTGTATGCCTTTTATGGTACGTTTTAATAGATAACTTTCTATAATTTCATAGTTTGTTGACAGTCTTATTGCATCACCTACCTCTAAACAAGGATCTGATACCATAGATTTTGATTTAAAAGGTCGATATTGGATTCCTTTTATCTTAGAAAACAAATTTTCTGCTATAATCTCCAAGTCGTGTGCACTTTTGCCGTATACAAGAAAATTGTCTTCTACTATATAACAATTACTGCCTGTACCAACAATAGCACCTATATCCCCCTCCGTATTCCGAATTTGAACTTTGTCAATTTCTTTTGTTATAAAATCATCATATTCCACAGATGTCTTTTGGTACTGATTCTTAAAGATATCTTTAACCAAACCATTATTCTTGGGAAATAAATCATCAGCAGGGAATAAATCATCTCGCGGAAACAGCCCTTGTATCCCTTGTACCAATGATATATATTGGAACTTTCCGTTCCTACCCATATGTCCAAATACTCCATTGATTTCGCATATTGCAGTAATTACATCTTTTCCGCTAAGTCTTGCTGGTTCTATGGTTCGTTCTACAACCATGCTATCATTTATCAATGTTACTTCTTCCTGTTCAACACCCAGATGTGCCATAAAGTTGTTTCTAAATTCATATAGACTGCAAGTGCTATCTGGATTCGGAAGCAATACATTATACCATTGTGCTACTTCTGCATTAATAATGTCATATAACGCATCATAGGCTAAAATGTTTCGGCATCGTCTATCTCCGCTTGGCTTATCTTTATTTACTTTATATCTGCCTAATAAAAACGGTTTATCTGTGTTATGGTCAAGTATTATTGATACGGTAAGCCACTGCTTCATCAGACTTACGGCTATATTGTCTATTTTGATTTTAAAAATACTTGCTTCACAGCAGCCAAATGTAAGATTTGCTTTACTGCAAAGGCTTTCTGTTAAAGTCATTTCCTCTTGATATACTACCTCGTTATCAAGATTTCCGTTTTCACAGGTTATTACAAGCTGTTTATCATGGGCATCTGTTCTAAAAAGGTTCTCCAAATCATAATTTATCACGCAAATGCCCCCCTTAATACTCAACAAATTCCAATTCAAAGCTGTTATATTCTATGTTCATCTTGATATCATCTGTTGTATGAATCGTATATTCAGGGTCGGTCATATAGAAATTCCCTGTCTTATACTCTAATTCCTCGTCGTTCCAATATGTAACACGTAATTTTCTCTGCTTTCTTTCATCATTTGGCAGCGTTGCTAAACCAATTACGCTGTCAAATGCGCGGCGTTCTTCCAGATTCATTCCGCGTATTGTCAACCGCATAGAGGTTTTAAAGTTCTCTAACGTTTCCCGATGTAACAAGGCATTGGCATCACGGAAGGCATCCGCTTCTAGTCGTTGGTTTGGGGTTGAAGTCCAGCCATCTGCCAGCAGAAACGAATTAGGAAGTATTACGTTGCCAAATTTTATAAGCCATCCGCTGTATGCCATTCTCCTTTGCCCCCTTCCATATCTATTAGTTAAATGCACTTCTGCCGTATGCGGATTTATATTGCTGGTTTAAATCGATCATTTTTTCAAATACAATATCTCCATCTAATTCTAATATAAGATTATATGTGCCACCCTGCTGCCTGCCGCTTTCCCGCATAGCTTGTTTAACTCCCTGTACTATGGTATCAAGTGGAGCTTCTATATTTGTCTGCCCATGCGGCTGATCACCAAGAACCGCCATAAACGGATTACCGCCACGGATTACTGCGCCATCGGCAAGGCGCGGAATTGAAATTTTGTCAATTTCAGGAATATCAAATCCAACCGATTTCCCACCAACACCCGGAACCCAATCAGGAACAGTAAAATGAATAGAATTAATCGCTCTAATCATAGTATTCACCGCCGCAACAACAGCATTTGCCACGCCTTCAACGGTTCCTATAATTGCATTAATAATACCTTTAATTACATCTGCAACACCCTGTACAACGTCTGCAAATCCGTCCCATACTCTCTGCCAGTCACCTTTTGCTATTCCAAGCAATATGTTGATTACACCTTTGACTATCTCTACTATTCCATTAATTACGTCTATTATCTTTACAATTTTGGTATAAAATTTATTATATAAATACTCAAAAAAATCAATTAATGTAGGTCCAAGCACTTGAATTATCCAATTTAATACAGGTTGTAGTGTATTTTCCCATATCATAGTAATTGCCTCTACTATAAGCCCCATTACCTCAAGGACATTATCCACAAGCGGCTTTAAATGTTCTTCCCATAATGCACTTATACTTTCAGCAATTCTATCAAGAAATGGTTGTGCATATGTATTCCAAACATCCAAAATTGTGTGTACCAAATCGGATAATCCCTGTGCAAAGCTGTCAAAAAATGGTTTAAAGTATTTGTCATATACCTCATTTATTTTTGCAAACGTATCATTAATTGCCTTTAGAATTGTTCCTGCAATATCTGCAAATGTTCCAAGTAATCCTTCTAATGCAGTCCTTAATTCTTCTTTATTATCACTAATTGGCTGTACGATACAATTAAGTAAATCTCTACCAAACTTACCGCCCAATTCCAATAAATCTAATGTAGTATTAACAAATATCCCAATAATATTTGCAGTAAGCCGTTGCCCATTTTCACTGCCAAACGCTTCAAATATATATGCTATCGTTTCACAAGCTTCTCCAATTAATAAGGCAATTTCGCCTGTTATATCAAATATGGATATCAGCTTTTGTTTGATTAAATCCTTATTTTCTTCCAGATAGATGTCAAATCCACCAATTAAATTTTGTGCAATCGTAATTCCTATAGAAACAATGGAACCAACAATTTGCCCCAGCGCATAGGCAATATTTTCAATCATGTTTTTCGCCGATGCAACTACAGCAGGATCTGTAAAGATTTCTTTTAAATTCTTAGCAATATTTTTTGCATCTGCAATAATTTCATCTATACGGTCTTTCCAACTATCACCCAAACCATCAAAGAATCCATCAACAAACAAATCTTTTAACTTGCAAAACCAATCAAATAATGGTTTTAAACTCTCTAATGTCTGATCAAGAGCATCTCCAAGCGCGTCCACGGCTTCTGTCTGCGTTTCATCTAACGCAAGATCAGGCATTTCAAAACCACTGCTGCCTGCTCCGCTTCCTTCTCCTGATGAACCGCTGCTATCCTTTAATACATTCAGCTTATCAAACGGCGCCAATGCTTTGCTTGCGGCTTTCCCTGCCTTTGTAATTCCTTCTCCAAGGTCATCTGCCCCCTCTGCCGCATTTGTCATATCTTCCGCAAATTTGCCTGCATCCGCTGTCGGTATGGATATTCCAAACAATTTTGACAATATCGCGCCTACTTGCTTCGCTATTGCTATTAGCTGTGCTAGGACAGTATTAAGGAACCTTACAACAGGCGTTAATACTGCGACTAAGCCTGTACCTATTACTGACAGCAATTCTTTAAACTGCTCTGTTAAAATACGCACTTGATTTGCCCAGCTATCCGAAGTCTTAGCAAAGTCCCCTGCTGCCAGTGATGTCTGCTCCATTACATAATTGTATCGAAGCTGTACCTGTTCTGCCTGCGTCATAGCTGATATTTTCTTGTTAATGCCCTTTTGATAGGCATACTCCTGCAGGTTTACTTCGGTCATTACTACGCCGTATTCTTTGAGGGTTTCTGTTTCACCTGTATAAATAGATTTCAGCGCCGTTGAGGTTTCTTCAACCGTCTTGTTGTAGAAACTTGCCATATCTGCGGAACGTCCTGTCAGTGCTATCGCCATATCACTAGCTTCTTCCATACTGCCAATCATAGATCGCCCCATTGCCATAAATGTTGAGCCCATTTGCTTCGCCGATAGCTTTGATATGCCAAACTGTGTAATTGCAGTGTCCGCAAATTTTTCCATTTTATAGGACATTGATTCAAAAGCAGTGTCTACAACGTTTTGGACTTCTTGTATATCACTGGCAATTTCGACTGCCTGTTTTCCCAACATCACAAGTCCAGCAATACTTAATCCCAAACCTAATGAAGCCAATAAACTGCCTATACTTCTCTTTAGACCTTTTATTGCAACATCCATCTTTCCCAAAGACTTCTCGGCGGAATCTCCCATATCCTCAAATCCATCAGCAGCAGAATCTGCCATTTCCTCAAATCCATCAGAAGCATCATCTTGCCTATCTCGCATTTCTTGTAAACGTCTGTTGTTTATTTCAATGTCTGATTCAACACGTCTAAGTTGTTCTGCTGTCCTCTGGTATTCATCCGTATCGCTTCCAAGTCTAAACGCCCTGCCTGTGTCCACAAGTTCCTGCATTTGCGTTTCAACAGCGCCAACTTCACCCCTTGCTACTCCGATTTGCCTGTTTATACGTTCCCATGCCGCACCGCTGTTTCTTCCCTCCGTCTGCATTCTTTGCTGTCTTTCTATTAACTGTTCTAAACGATTACGCGCTTTTCCCAATTTTTTAGAAATTTCATTATATTCGTCCGTTGGTATCTGCGTTGTTTCTAATTCATGCAATCTAGCACGCACTCTAGTAGCTTCATTCTCTAGCCTGCGAATTGATTCCGTAGCCCTCATAACTTGAGAACTTACATTTGACGTATCTATTTCTGTATTTATCCGAATTGAGCCATCATACCTGCCTGACATACTTCCGCCTTTCTCTACTTAATCATGGGACAAATAAGAGCCGTGCAGCAGTCTTTTTATTGACTGTCTGTCCGGCTCTTGGCTCTATTGCATTTATTCTTTTCCTGCATTCATAAAATTATTGAATATTTCAAGCTGCTTCTGCTGTGCCTGCTTTTCCTCTGGTGTAAGGTGGGCATCTGCATCTTCAAGCTGATATATTTGTTTCGCTTCCTTTAAGGCTTTTTTCTCTTTTTGCCCTGCTTTGGGGTCAATTTTCCTAAGCCTGATATCCACTACCCTTGTAAATGCGCATTCTTCAAGGTTGGATAACAGCCCCATAAATACAAACCAATGCATTTTTGCTGTATTCAGGTCTATCGCATACTGCTTTTTGAATGCACTGTAAATTCTCCATTGGTCTATATCAAAATCATATGATCTTATATTGTCTGCTTGTTTCTTGGCAGTATGATTATCGTGGTTAAACTCACTCATATACCATGCAAGCCCTTCCAGTGCTTCCTCTATATCCGGCTTTTCTTCAATAAACAACATACTTAATGAATGACGTATCCTCTCATCTTCCGAAAATTCTTCGTCAGAAAGACATTGCATAATCTGTATGCCTGTCCTAAAATCTGTATCTATTCTGTATCCATGCCAATATTTCGGAAGTCGTTCAAGCAATACATTAAACATTCATCCATCTCTCCCTTTTACCGCCTTTTTTTCTTCTTATACCTGTAAGGGTTGTATGGTGGCTGCTGCTTTTGTCCGATCCTGCGGTTTTTACTGTATTTTTCAGCTATCTTGGATTGTCTTTCATTTGTATATTTTTGCAAAATGGGAACCATTTGATCTAAAAATTCTGCCATAGCATATGGTGTTGGTATAATATTACCAAATATTTTTTTGCAGCTTTCATCTCCAAAAATCCTGTCAAGTTCCGCCATCATACCTTTTATTTCTTCTTTTATGGGCTTTACCTGTTCAACTCCCTCCAAATTGGATGCTTTTGAGCGGATTTTTTCATTTGCTTCCGAAAATACTTCAAGCATATTGAAAAAATCCTCAATAAACTGTGTATCTTCTATCGGTATTAAAATTACATCGCCTGCGTCATTTACGCTGATTCTCAAGCTACTTTTGATATGTATACTGCCATCTAATTCCATATTGCTTTTTTTGGACAATACTGCCGGCAGTTCTGATGTGCTATGATTGTTGTCCATACCTTGAATCCCTCCCACTATATTCTAACGATTATGCTGCAGATTCACTGAATGTTTTTGTTGCGACATTAAATGTTCCCTGTATGCCGTCCCCAATGCCGCCAAGTGTCATAGAATTTTTCAGTTCAGCTCCTGCATCTCCGCCAATATTGTCAAACTGATACGAGCATTTCCGCTTTACTGCTGGATATGTTCCTTCTGCTGTAGGCGTTTCCATAATATTCACTCTTATATAGTCGGATTCTGCTGCTGTTCCTACTGGAAGGATTTTAATTTTTTCATCTATCCATTTCTGAAGTTTTTCGTTTTTGATATACTCTTTCTCAACGCTTATAGATGGTGTATACGACTTAATTGACGTGGTGCCGTTTGCTTGATTGATATATTGCTTTGTTTCGCTTTCCGGATTAAAGTCTTCTGTGAGTGATGTAATTCCGTCACCCAGCAGTACATACTCTGGTGTATCCAATGTCCCGATATTGAAAAAATGCATTAATTTTTCCCGCATTTCTGCCATTGCTTTAACTCTCCTTTACATATTTAACTGCGATTGTCATTTCGTATATGCTGTCATTTGTTGATGTGGCACCCATATAAAAAGGCGTTGTTATCGTAATTTCATGTACAAGAGCATCCTCAATTATAGGAAACTCCTCCGCCTTATTTCTCTCCTTAACCCACTTAGATAATTTCTCCCCAAAATCATTATTCGCAATTCTATCCGCATCTGTCTGACTTGATAGGCGTGCCTGAATGGTATAATAATCTGTATATTCTTTCCTGCCTGAAAGGTACGACTTAATATCCTGTATTGGTTCTTTTGCTAACGAATAAGTTCCTGTACCCGATTTCTGGATATCTGTGTCAATGCGATTCATATCGAAGCCATACAGCCATTTTATAATGCTTTCCGATACCGTCATTGCTCCACTGCCCTCCTCGCCGCTGCTTCCACCTTCTGCCTACCTCCGTTTTGCATCATTCTTTCTACCCAATGCGAACCTCTACGAGAACCATTATTGTAGTGAAGACGCCTCTCTGTTGGTACTTTTTGTACATTTTTCCTCGAACGCCATCCATTTTCTGTTCTAAATCCTGCACAATGCAGTTTAGGGTCTTCATAAACAGTACCTTCGTACATATAATGGGCATATGGTCCATTCCATACAATATCTGTGTTATTCTCCACGTGCCCTGTGTCCCTTAAATATCCTTCCGAAAATGGTATATAAGGGTCACACAGACGCAGTATTTCTTCACTTACTACTCTCTGTACCCTTCCACGTTTTTCCAGCCCCAGACGCCTTATACAGCGCCTTGTATCAAAGCTAAGCTGGCAAGTATATGATGCTCCTGCCATTACTTCCCCACCACCTTTATATGTTTCAGCCTTGGCATATTTCGGTTATCCGATACTGCCGTAACTGTCACTGTATATTGAAAATATTTTGATAACTCCGATAATTTACAATCTGCATTTATCTCATATTCTGATTCGCCCAGAACCAGCACATCCATTCCCTCTGACGTATCCAATGTCCAATATTTAGCAATTTCTTCCTCCGGCACAGACTTATATTCACATGGCTGGATATAATGTGCCGTATTGCCATAGGAATGTCCAAAATCAATGGTAATATGTTCCGCTTTCGCAATGCTCTGCACATTATTGGACACAGACAGCTCGTTGCGATTATGCCGCCACTGTATCCCTTTTACCACTGTCCTGTGCCATTTTTCTGCGCCTGTAGTCTTATCCCTGTGGAAATTGTAAACTGTCATTGTATCACGGAACAGTATGTTCATAGGGCACCTGCCAATCCGGTTCCCGATAGACCATTTCTAATAATACATAATAGCTGTGCTTCCTTTTCGGATGCGGTTGTTATCCTATAGCTTTCAGAATAACCCTCATTGGATACAGAAGCTATCCCTGTTCCCATTTCCGAAGCTTCCTGTACTGCTATATTGTTGATTATCTCGCACATGGTCATTTTTACGGCATTTGCCGTCATATTTTGAAAATCGGTAGCATTATCTTCATCATATGCCTTTAGAAACGCTCTCGCCCTCATTGCAGTATATCTGTCCATATAAACTTCTGCCTTGGCATATGTCCGATTAAATGCTTTTTCATCTGTGATATTGTCAAAAAGGGAGCTGTAATACTCCCAGTCTATATATGGCATATCTACACTCCCTCCTGCCTTTTATTTTGCTGTGCTTTTTTCTTTGGAGTTCTTCTCCTTCTGTTCTGCCCCAGCCTGTTCTCTGCTCTTATCAAGCTCTGCCTGCAGTTTTGCCGTCTGTTCTCTGCTCTCATCAAGTTCTGCCTGCAGTTTCGCCGTCTGTTCTCTGCTCTCATCAAGCAGAAACTCTAATTCATATATTCTTTTTCTTGCGTTTTCGTTCGCTTCCCTAAGCATTTGTTTCTCGGCTTCCCATTCTGCCATATTTATGCTCTTATTTTTGTTTACTCCTGCCCCTACAGTCCTCATACTGCACCTCCTACGCTTTACTGTTCATGTAAATGCCAGCACGTTTATTTTTGTAGGCATCTACAAGCCCGTATTTACGATATTTGACAATATCTGCATCTGCATCAGGATTCGTTGCTGCAGGTATAATATTGCTTGCGATATGCTTGTCAAACTTAATAACTGCCGGCTTATGCAGTATCATAAAATTAATATCTGCGCCTGATTCCGATTTTTTATAATGACCTGCCTCCTCGCCCACGCTCTTTCCGTCCAGTAAATCAATCGCAGTATAAAACCTTGCCTGCGGCACCACTTTCTTAACTGCAAATTTACCAAGTACTTCTCTTGATTTTGTCGTATCAAGCGCCATTACGCTGTTAAAGAGCGTTGCTGTAGCATATAACAGCCTCTGTTCCTGCGGAACTTCGTTCTCATCCATTTCTGACCATGCTGTCAAAAGCGCATCAAGGAACTGTTCCGCTGTAGAGAATGTCCCTGTTGTTTTTGTAATACCGTCAAGCCCTGCAATTGTTGCAAATGTAAAGGCATCTGCCTCTGGTGCAATTTTTTCCCGCATAAGTGTTGCTCCTGCCATTCCAAATGCAAGGTTCCTTGATTCTTCATTGTCCATTACATCTACAGCAATCTTTGTGCCACGATCATAATTAAACTGTACTGTCTGCCATTTTAAATCTACTGCGCCCGTAGTATAACCGCTGTTTCGGTCATATTCACCAAGTCCTGTTACAGATATCTGCGGATAAATAATCTCATTTGCATTGGTTCCTGCCCTTGACATTGATTTATCAGATGTAAGATCTGCTGTTACAGACGCCTGCCTATAGACCTCGTCTAACAGACTTGTATAATTTTTTGCTAGTGCTATTGTGTTTGGCATTTATTTATTCTCCTTTCGTTTCTACAGGCGGCAGTCCCATCACTGCACGCATCTGTGCATCTGCTGTGCTGCCGCTGCCTCCGCTAATCCCGCCGATAACATTGGCTGTGCCCATCTGCTCTGGTTCGTCTGTATGGAACATCCCCTTTGTTACATCATCTTCCGCCATTGCTTTAATCGCCGCTGCAATATCCTCTTTTTGATTTTTAGATGCTTTCAGCGATTCCACATCTAAAAGTTTAATGATTTTTTCTGCGTCTTTCCCTTTTGCAGCATGGACTCCGTCTTTAAGCGCATCCATAAAATCTCTTTCTGCGAGCTGCTCTATCAACTCTTTATCCTTATCCTCTAGTTTCTTTTGAAGCGTTTCAATATCTTTGTTCAGCTTCGTTACATCTACACCCTTGAACTTTTCTAAGCTGTCAGATAATGTGCTTACTTTGCCTTCTGCTGTTTCCAGCTTTTTTGTCTGGATTTCGTATTCCGATGCCGTTTTGTAATGTTCCTGCATCTTCTTATCAAAATCCTTCTTTTTGTCCTCTGGGATTTCTACCCCAAACTCTTTTAAAATCTCATAAATGTTCATATACCCTCCTTAAAATAATAAAAGAGCCGTATATAACCAACTTAATGATTAACTATCCGGCTCTTAGGCTCTATTGTTATTATGGATTCCCGCTTGCATTTTTTACAGTATCCGGGGAAATTGACGATTTTGGTACTGTCAAAGTATTTCAGCATCTTGGGAAACCCACAGTTCGGGCATCTGTACCAATATTCCTGCTTCATACTGTCCACCATCTTTATTCATTTATACAAAAATATATGTTTGCTTTCATTCCCATTATACACAATGTTTTTGGTATTTGCAACAAAAATTATTGAGATATTGACAATTTCCTTTCTAAACACTGTTATCTGCCGCCTGCTGCGCCGCCATATCTGCCCTGCGTTGTTCTTCATATGCCTTCCATGCCTTTGTACTTTTATAATCTCCTGTCCCGTTATCATAGCGGATGCGGTTATATTTTTCGGGCATTTTATATTTTTTGCAAAACTCCTGATATGCTTTGATTTTATCTCTTATCTGCTTCTGAACCGCTTTTGTATCCATATTGAGTTTCTGCATTGCTTCTCTTTCCCGTTTCAGCGCACGGATTCGGCTCTCCATAGCACGCTGCTTTTGCGACATCGCATAATAATCATACTGCTTTCCGTCAATTGTTACCGGAGCTGGTTCCGGATCATCATCCGGAAGTTCTGATATCCCCTCAAACCACGGATAAATTCTATGGCGGCAGTTATAGCCATACAGCCCCATTGGGTCATTTGGATGTTCTCCGTTCATGCTGTATCCCGTTGCTTCCCACAGGTCTTTTATTGCTGCCTGCCCGATACGTTCCGCCTCTTTCGCGGTCTGTTCTGCTGCCATATTGTTATTTATTGTATAGACTTTTCCCTGCCATTCGGCATGATTTGCGTGTCCCTGCCCTTTGTTCCGTGCTCCCCAGTGTGAGGATACATACACCATATTGGTTTCTGTTTCCCTGATATTTTCTGCAGCTATCTGCCCCATAAGCTGATGCGCTCCTGTTCTTGTGGCAAGGCGCACAGCAGAATCAAGCTGCATGGTGCGCCCGCTGCCATAATTGATTGACCGAAGCCCGCTGTGCGCAAGATTGTGGATTACATCATACAATACTTTTTCCTGTGAAAATGTCCCCGTAACTATTTTTATCATTGCCCTGTCAAGTTCTTTCTTGTATACTGTTTCAAGTGTTTCCATGCCTGCCACTGTTTTAAATCCTGTTGTTCGTGTCAGATTCCGCAGTTCACCTTTTGTCTGCTCTGCTATGGCTTTCACAAGTTTGGGCAAAAACGAACGCTCTGTTATTTCTCTATTTCCAAGTTTCCATATACGCAGATCATCCAAAAATGAAAGGTCACCTGACTGCGCAAATAGTTTGTCCCCTGCCTTATATGCTTCTTTCTTTATTTTCCGCAAAAGTTCTTTTACAATTCTTTTATGTTCCAGCGTGTTTTTTGCTACAAGTTTCCGATACTCTAGATTAGCATTAAGCCTTTTCATAACCACTCTGCGAATATATGCCGGACTATATCCCAATTCATATAGCGCCTGTGCCTCCAATTCTGCTGACCTTGTAAATGCCATTGTTGCCTTAACTCTCTGCGCCACGTCTGCAATTACTTCACTCTCAAGATACTGGAATAATGGCACTAACGCATCACTGATATATTCCAATTGTTTATCCGTAAGCATTGTTTAATCCTCGCTTTCTTCGTCTTTTTCAAGTTCTTCCTCACGCTCCTGCTTCTCCAAAACTAATGCTTCCGCTTCCTTTTCTGTCAGGCTATACGCTCTCATTAGATACCATAGGGTAAGGGACGGGATATCAAATTGCAATGCATCATTTCTTACCCGTTCCAGTTCCGTTTCTTTGTCTGTTACATAGCTATCATCAAAATCGACAAGTATCTCCGCGTTAATATCGTAGGTTGTTCCATGAAATGTATTAGAGAACCAAAATACTGCCCTGCATATATCTTGAATATACTTTTCTGCTTCCTGTCGCTGCCTGTTTAACTCCTGCATTTGGTCTTGTCTTTCGCCAACATACTCGGTTGCTGTTGTGATCTGCCCATTTTCAAAGCTATATTTCTTCGTACCATATCCAAAATTCATAGACAGCAGTGACAAAGCAAGTTCAAAGCATTTTGTTATCTCATCTATTCGAATAATTGGATTATATTCCTGCAAAACTTCCTTATCCTGTGGCAGTTTTTCTCCTAAAAACACAAAAACTTTCTTTTGTTCGGGTGTCATTTTCGGCTTGCCTGTCTTTTCATCAAAATCACACAACAATTCATTTACAAGCAAAATTTTCTCCGCCTTATCCAAGTCGCTAAATAGCACATTGTAACATAAATCTAACGCCTTTAGTACTGGGATTGCATTCACAAGCTTTGGCAGCCCATAACCTATCATATCATCAAGGTTATTTACTTCTGCATTCCTCAATACTGCAAATGGCTTAACATCTCCCAATGTAATCGTTTTTTCCAGTTCCAGCAATTCACTGCCATACTCATCAAATATATGGGTTTCTGCGGTATATGTATTGTATTCTGTAAGCAAAAACAGCACAAGTGTAGTCTGCTTTCTGCCACTTTTTAAACTGCTGCCGGAAAACGCTGCTTCTGTAACGATATCATTCACTACAGTAAGCGGTATAAAACAATCCGCATCCACATAGTTCAGCCGTATCTCTCCCCCTTTAATCGTTCCATCACTATATATTCCTGCATTGTCCAACCTAATATAGCAAGCAGCAGTACCAACTGCTGATGTTTTTTCCAACTGCTTCCTATATTGCACTTCAAATTCATTCTTTGCCAGTATGTCATTTACTCTCTGCGCCTGCTCTCCTGCTCCTGCATTCACTTCCAGCACTTCACACAGCTTTGCATCATCAGAACAGCATCTTTTCGCAAAATTTAAGCGATTAAGTTCATATGGTGTCCCTTGTATTGTTCGTCTTCTGTGAAAGTCTTCAATTATTCTGTTTGCATACCAATTATCGCACATTCTTATAACAGACTGTGCATTATGATTAACTGTATATCCTCTTTTCATCAACAAATTCTCAATAAAACTCTCCACCCTTTTTCCTCCTACTTGTCCAAACTTATATATTTTTCAAAATCAAGCATTGTATAACACCCTGCATCCCACCAGTCATTGCAGTTTCCAATATTTTTATCTTCCGGCTGATTGGGTTCCTTTTCATCCCATTTTAACGCTTTCAAGGCAGCAATTAGCCTTATACACCTTCTATTTATCTTTAGTCTGCCTGTGTGCAGCAGCATATCCCACATTCTCGGACGTTCACTTAATTCATTCTTATAGCATCCTACTATATTCTGCCAAGGAAGCCCCTCTTTTCTCGCCGCACTTCTTAAACTGTTTATCATTGTGGTTGCTGCGCTGTCTGGGAATATCCAGTCAGGAGCCCTCTCATATTTATCTATAATCAGCTTATAAAATTCAATAAACTTCAGACATATTTTATTTGCATCTATATCTGGTGATTTATCTATACTTGCTTCTTCCAATATCCTAATATCATGATATCTATTGAAATATGCTGCTGCCACAAATGTCGTTATAGAGCCATTACCGCCAAAATCTATTCCCATTGTCAGCTTATATGGATGCTTTTTAAGTTTCGGCTTGCTTTCTTTTTTATCCGATCCTATTGGTATATCAAATAATTCCTCATCACTGTACAGATATGGTTCTGCATTGTTGGCAAACTTTACAAAGATAATTCCTTCTGCTACTGCCCGTTCTCCTCTGATATCCCTGCGGTACCATACCGTATCCTTTTCATAGGTCTTTAATACATCTTGTATCTGATCATTCGTTAAGGACATATTGTCAACAAGAGTAAAATGCCCATAATTATAACCATAACTTGTATCTTTTTCCTGATTTTTCTCATGGAATCCAAGGATATCCGTATAATACCAGTGCTCCTCCTCTTTTGGGTTGAGATCATGAAATATCTTACGATCCGAACTGGATATTGTCCTGTCAAATACTTCTTTCAAGAACTTAGTATGACACTCATTTGCTTCTGTCACATATGTCATTCCATAGGTGTTCCCTTTAATCAGTTTTTCATCTCCATCTTTGCCGCCGCCAGACACAAGGATTACTTTTTCACCTGTCTTGGTTTTCACATATACACAATCTCTATCCTTATATTTCCCCTCGCGGCATCTGCCTTCAAAGTAATTGAGCATACCATACCCATCACAATCAAGAATGTTCAGTTTTGCGGTTGCACTTGATACACCTGCCACAAGATGTATTTTATTTTTATGGGTTTCCAGCATTGCGCAGAATACAAGCGTCTGAAGGACGTTCTTTCCTCCACGTTTCCCCCCTTCTGCCACATTAAACCAACTATCTATACAGCGGAGAAAGTAATCATATTGCCGTCGACTAAATGCTGCTGGAATGTTCATCAACGCCACCTTCCTTCTCTAAATCATCCAGCGACCTATTTTCCGCCGGTATCCGCAGCATATCATTTAGTGTCTGCATATTTTCAAGCAGCTTCTCAACAGAGTTATCTCCTGCCTCTGCTCTTTTGCGCTCAAATTCTGCTTTGTATTTATCGTCAGGATGCATTAGAAAATACTTTGTCAGCCAATTAATTGCTTTCTGCCTATCCTCCATCTTTATTTCTATACCATACTTTCCTTCTTTCACACCTTTTATAAGCTGGGTATCTACTTCTTTAAAATCCTCTAATCCAATACTTCCCTTTTCCATATTGATAAAATCACCAATATCTGAACACGCAATCCGCATCTGCAATTCTACAATATCAACCTCACTGACAACTGCCTGCTGCCGTTTGATTTCTTTCAGCCTGTCAATCTCTTTTTTCACGCCACACCTTGCCACAAGTTCATATCCATGTGCGTGTGCCGTTTCGTAGCTGCATCCATACGCTTTTTTATAACTCATAGTTGCATTGTAGGAATTAATATAATATAAGCAGAATAAACGTTCTTTCTCGCTAAGTTCTTCGTTTGCCATAGTCTGTTTCGTACCATCTCGTGCGGACGCTTTAATTTTATCCGAACGTTCACTTTTTTTTCGTTCGCCGTTCGATTTTGTCGTTTCCCATTTATATGTGTTTTTCCATCTGCGCACGGTACTATCAGGAATATTGAGGCTTCTGGCTATGTCCGCCATACTGTTTCCTGCCTTAAACATTTCTGCTGCCTTATCTGCCAAAGGATTTTTTCTGCCCATTTCACCACCTGCCTGTTGATCAACGCAAAAAGCCGCCTATGTATCAAAACATATGCGGCTCTTGGCTCTGTTGTTTTATATTCTTCTTTATTTTATCATTTTATATGTAAGTTGTAAAATATTAAATGTTTATTTTTCTTCCCCTTTTAATGCTGCCACTATCTCTTTATATTTTTGTTCCTTTTCTCTTATTTGTGTTTCCAGATTATCAAGCTGCATATACAATTTTTTGAGTGTACTTTTCGGAAGTTCTTCTTTTCCACGTACTAAAATTTTGATTATTTCCAGACTGTTTATATCATTTAGTTCTGCGAGTATCTGTATTTGTTGTGCCTTCTTTTTAGCATTGCGATAATAATAACATATTTCTTTTTCAGTCATATATTGCCTCTTTTATATTCTTATATTGCTGCCTTAGTTTTACTCGCCCCTGCCACCTAAACTGTTTCCGCATCTGTCACGGGTTAAGTAAATTTTTCTGGAAGATGCTTTGTATGCAGCCCATACCTTGGTTATTGCTTTTACTATTTTCAGCTTTTTCCACATTCCTTTTACCACAATCCTTTCAGTTGATATCCGGATAACATCTGCGTATACACTCTAACGCAATTTTATAATTACGTGATTTAACAGATTCCTTGGATGACATTCCTTCCATGCGCCTTATTTCCATCTCAAAATAACTCAGAGCATTCTTTATTTCTATTTGTGCATATTGTGACTTTTCTGTTTTTGTTTTCTCATCCTGGTGCGGCATTAACTCTCTGTATTCGCCGTCTATGGTATTCTCTTGTGTGTTGGCAGCAGTTTCTTTTAGTTCCTTTGGCATTATTTCCTGCATATCTGCAATGCTTGTCTGCCCATCCATTGGGATATATGGCTCCTCTTGTTTTTCTTGCGACGTCGCAACTGTTTTTTGATGTGGTTCCTTATCTGGCTGTGCTTCTTTATCCGAATGTAATACATTTTCCGGCTGTTCTGCATTGATTATTTCGGATTCCTCTGTCTGTTCAAATGACATTTTTAGTTCCTTGGTTTTATCTAGGATTTCTTGATATGTATATGATGTTATTATAGGTTTCCTATCTTTGATACTTCTTAATTTTGCCCCCTTGTCAAAGTCATAAAAAAACATCATGTTTGTGCCGTTTCT